ATTATTTAAAGAACTCATTTATCGCGGCGTTTCCGCAGGTATGACGCCTGCCAGAACCAAAGTCGCAAGAGAATGGTACCGAGATGCCGCATTACAAGCGGAAGGCGTTGCTTCGCTTACCCCATCCAAAATCATTCGTTCTTTTGAGCCAAAGCGTAAAGTCACAGAGATGAAGCCTGGATACATGTACTTGTTTAAGTATGACCCAAAAGGCAAACTTGATTTACCATACTACGATACATTCCCACTTATCTTTCCTATTGAGACTTATAACGATGGCTTTCTAGGCATCAACTTTCACTACTTGCCATATATGCTTCGTGCAAAGTTAATGGATGCATTGTATAGCATCACTACTGATAAAAAGTATAATGAGAAAACAAAGATTCTAGCAACCTATCGTATTCTGAAAAGCGCATCTAAATATAGTGCGTTCAAACCAACTGTTAAGCGATACTTAAACAATCATATTCGCTCCCAGTTTTTAGAGATTAAAGCACCAGAATGGGATATGGCTTTATTTCTACCGCTTGAAAGATTTAAAAAATCAGATAAAGCAAGCATTTGGGCAGATAGTCGATCAATGATCTAAGGAAAAACATAAATGTTTAGTATCAGCCAATTCAGAGCAAACTTCACGCCCGTAAGACCTAACATGTTTTACGCGGAGGTCGATTTACCTCCAGAATTAAAAAGCGCCTTTTTAACTAAAGCAAGAACGGGACTTACAAATCCAAGTCGACCAGGACAAACTTTTAATGTTGAAGGTAGCGTGAATATTTCTGGTCCAAACTGGTGGAATTCATTTGACGGAAAAGACATTAATTCAACTTTTCGTTTTCGTTGTGAGGCAACAGAATTGCCAGGAAGAACTGTATCTACAAATGACGATCAAGCGTATGGTCCAACGACAAAGTATGCTTATGAAACATCTTATCAGGATGTGAATTTACAAATTATTTGCTCTGAAGATTTTAGAGAAAGAGCAATGTTTGAGGTTTGGGCTGAAAACATTATCAATCAGACAGACCTTAAAAACGGAAATGCAAGCCGAGCAGGACTTGCAAAGTATTACAATCAATATGCATCAGGACAGGTGAGAATTATTCAAGTGAGCGGTGAAAGAAAGCAACTTGCAAGATATACACTTTACAATGCATACCCAATTCAAATTAGTCCAATGAACTTGACTTGGGAAGAACAAAACACATATCAACGATTTTCAGTAACAATGACATATCGTTTTCATACTGTGGACTTTACGCAGGGTTACATTAATTTGCCTGGAGACTCTGTAAGAGTGGATGCAAGTTTTGTTGGTCCAATTGCACCACAAACAGCAGTAACATTTATTTAATTTTTTTATTATTTCTAAAGGAGAAATATCATGGCTTTACCAAAAATCAAATCACCGATTTATGAGTTGACATTACATTCAACCAAACAAAGTTACAAGTACAGACCGTTCTTAGTTAAAGAACAAAAGATTCTTTTGATGGCTCTTGAATCTCAAGACCCAAAAGAGATGCTTCGTGCAATCAAACAAATCATTACCAATTGCTCTATTGATGAAATTAATGTAGATAAACTTCCAATGTTTGATTTGGAATATTTCTTCTTACGCCTTCGTGGCAAGTCAATTGGTGAAGAGATTGAACTCAAACTTACACATCCTACAGGGCTAAACTCTAAGGGTGAAATGTGTGAATTCAATACACCATACAAATTCAACATTATGGATGTTGAAGTAGAAGTAGGTGATACTCACACCAATAAGATTCTTTTAGATGAAGAGTCTGGTGTTGGTGTTGTACTTAAATATCCAACCATGTCTATGGCAGATAAGTTACAAGCAAACGATAAACAAAATCAATTCGATGTGATTCAAGGCGTTGTGATTGAAAGTATTGACTATATTTTCGATAACGAAAACACATACCCTGCAAGCGAATCTACAAAGGCTGAATTGGTTGAATTTATCAACGGACTTTCACAAGAACAATTTGCGAAAATAACTGAATTCTTTAATACAATGCCTAAACTTAGAAAAGTAATTTCATGGACTTGCGCCCATTGCGGTTGCGATGACAAGGTTGAGTTGGAGGGTATGACAAGTTTTTTCGGGTAACAATGTCCAATGAAAATCTTCTAAATTATTACAAGACAAACTTTGCTATGGTACAGCACCATAAATACAGTTTGACTGAACTTGAGGAGATGATGCCTTTTGAGCGTGACATTTATATAACTTTATTGGGTGAATTTATAAAAGAAGAAAATCAAAGACAAAGAGAACAACAAGCGCAAATAAAGTCAAGAAGAAAATAAATGGCAACAAATTTAGTAGGCGACCTAGGTAAAACGATTGCAGGTTCAATCAGTCAATCCCTTTCAGGCTTCGGAGCAGGTCTGAAGGGGGCTGCCATTGCGGGCAACCCAGCGGCATTTGCACCGGCATTTGCAAGTCTTGCTAAAATGATGAAGGCTGATCAAACTCAGCGCCAGCGCGATAGGGCATTTGAAGAAGAAAAATCTTTAGAGCAGAAAAAACTATTTACCGATATTCTCGGTGAACAAAAGAAAACTAATAGTATTTTATCAGACCTTCTAAAGGCTTTTCTAGGGTTTGGTAAAGGCGATGAAAACAGTTTTCTAAATTTCTTAAAAAACCTTGGGCTTGCAATTGCTGGCGCATTTGCAAAAGGTTTTGATAAACTTCTAAAACTTCTTAGAGGTTTCTTAGACGCACTTAACACAAAGTTTGATGACATTCTTGCAAGATTTAGAAGTATATTAAGATTCCTTGAAGACGGGCTTGCTCGTCTAGGAAAAGTAGTAAACTTTATCACAGATGTACTTCGTGGACTTGGTAATGGGCTTCTACGATTCTTAGACTTTTTAAAGAATCTAAGAGTAAAATTTCCTTCGTTAGACAATCTATTCAAGTTCTTTGAAGACTTACCAAATCGTTTTGGTGATTTTTTCAGAAACTTATTTGATAGATTTAAGAAACTTCCTTTCATTGATGATTTGGTTAAATTCTTTTCGGATTTACCAAGACGTTTTATAGGCGTGTTTACAGGTCTTCTTGATACATTTAGAACTGCATTCGATGACTTTAAATCACGATTTAGACTACCTAACTTTGATGACATTATCAAATCGTTTGATGACTTTAAAGCACGATTTAGATTACCTAATTTTGATGACATTATCAAAGCATTTGATGACTTTAAATCCAGAATTAGATTACCTAATTTTGATGACATAATTCGTGGGATTGAAGGAATATTTGATGCATTACCAGCAAGTTTTGGTCGATTAAGAAACGCCACACTTATTAACGTAGCAATTCTTGCCGACTTGCTTGATGAAGTAAAAGCAAATCTTGGCGCAAAGTTTGACACATTCAAAACAACATTTACCGATGCGTTTGGTAAAGTAGGAAGTTACTTCGATGACTTGGCGATCAAATTTGATAGTCTTAGAACTAGCGCACTCGAATCATTCAACCGAGTTTCTGCCGCATTCTCTGATGGTCGTTTAGCATTAAGTCTAGATGACTTAGGCAAAATTATGCCTGAGATTCTTGGCGGCACTGGAGGCTTCCTTGAATCTATATCAGCAAAACTAGGATACTTTTATCAAACATATGTTGTAGAGACAGTCCAAAAAGGACTGACAGCAATGGGCGATGCCATTGAAGCAATCAAGAATTCTGAAATAGTGAGAATGATTGGTGACATTGGTAAAAAATTATTGAAGTTTTTAATTCCGCTTGATATTGTTCTCTCAGTATTTGATGGTTTATTAGTTGCGTTTAGTGAAGATAAGATTGCATCGATCATCGATAAGAATGCAATTGAAGTTACATTCATGGAACGTGTTGCGGCTTTCTTAGGCGGCGGGCTTTCTTCGTTCTTCTTAGGCTTTGTTGATATTGCATCTCAAGTACTCAACTATGCAATCAGTAACATTTTTGGTAGCGGCGCAACATGGGCAGAAAGTTATAACACTGGTCTGCAAGAAGTAGGCACAGTTTATTTAACTCGCTTATTCAATAACATATTTGATTTTGTAAAACAAACATTCAGTCTCATCGGCGCATTATTCACCTTTGACGGTGAAGGTATTAAGAATGCTTTTAATGAACTATGGCTAACCTTTGACGATTTTGTTGTCAACATTGCCAACTTTGGTATGGAGATACTTGACCGCATTGGGCTTCGTAAACTATTCATTCGCATGGGTAATGTGATTGGGTCATGGTGGAACGATCTATCAAACTCAATTGGTGAAGGCTGGTTCAACGCTAAGAAGTACATCTTCGGTGTAGTAGGTAAAGCAGTTGATGCAAGCGTAAACTTCATTGGTCCTGCTATTACTAATATGTTCAATGCAATTTCGAGAGGTGTTAATGCAGTCACCTCTTGGGTAGTTGATAAGATTGCTACATTGATTGGATATGTTCCTGGCTTAGGCGAAGTAGCGAAGAAAGTTGCAGAGTTCGGTAAGAGTATTCAGATTCAAGAAACTAAGTATGAACCATATCAAAGCGGCATGACAAAAGAAGCCGCTAAGATGGCGAAGGAAGGTTTTGTACCTTCAAGATTTGTTTTAACAGATGAGAATTATGTAAGAGACCGCGATGCAATTGTTTCCAATAAACAAAGAAGAGACAGAGATAGCGCAAACGAAAGAAAAAGAGAGACTAGAGGATTAACTACTCCCGCGCCTGCGCCTGTAGCGCCTGCGCCAGCGGCACCAGCATCATTGAATGGTCAGTCTCCTACTTACACACCAACAAACGTATCAAATAATGCGCCTATAT